ATGGAGGTTATCATTTCCAAAGAGTGATGAAGGGATCCGGCACGGAGGTCTACAAAGATAGTCCGGTAAAAAATAATCACTCTCATATTGGGGATGCATTTGGTTATGCTCTCTTGGGAGGTGGCGAACATACAACAATGGTAAGAAGGGCCGGTGTTAAGTTTGGACCACAGAATACAGCGAAGGTTTTAGATTTTGATGTTTTCTCTTGAAACTTTTAAACGAGAGTATTGTCCTTTTTTAAAAGAACCGGACAAGATAGTTACCTTTCAGCCTGTGCATTATCATATGATAGATCTTAATACTTTTGACCAGGAGTATGTAAAACACATTCCGGATTATAAAAATTACCTAGCCGGATACACTCAGAGAGGATTAGCATACACAGGATTATCAGAAGGTAAGATCTATGCAATCTTTGGATTTTATCAATTATGGAAAGGCAACGCAGAATTTTTTCTTATACCAAGTAAAGATATTTCAGAGAGAGCTCTAGTAATGCACAAGGTATCATTAAAGTTTTTTGAATATGTTGCGAACATAATGCAGCTAAACAGGTTACAGTTTACAGTTTGTTCAAGAAATATTCGTGCTGTGAAATGGGCGAAGTCGTGTAAGTTTATAGAAGAGGGTACATTACGCAAATATGGTATCCTTGGAGATGATTATATTATGTTTGCAAAATATTATGATAAGGAGAAATAGATGGGTGGAATTTTTAGTAGACCTAGTCCTCCACCACCACCACCACCGGTAGTGGATGAGAGTTTAAGCAGACGAGAAAAAGCTGCTGCTGAACGAGAGAGTAACGAAAGAAGGCAGATAGCCTCTAGACGTAAAGCTCGTAGAGGTGGTGGTAAACGATTATTAATGACAGCAGCAAGGTTTGAGAATATGGGTAGCGATGAGAACCAGGTTGGTACTCAAAAAACTCTTGGTGCAGATAGAAATCCTAGAGATGTTGGATAGTAAAAAAATATGGATTAGAAATCCTAAATGGAGAGAAGATGTCATACAGCAAAACAATGAAGGGGATGAAGGACAGCAACAGCAAGAAGAAAGCTCTGAAGAAAAAGATGGGCAAGAAATACGGAGCCAAGAAAAAGGATCAGAGTAAGGCTAAGTCCTATGGTGGCTAAGAAACACCAAAATCCTAGTGGTGGATTAAATGCTGCCGGAAGAGAGCATTTTAAAAAAACAGAAGGATCTAATCTTAAACCTCCTGTAAAAAAAACTCCACCAAAAGATAGTAAGGATTTTAAACGCAAAGTAAGTTTTGCAGCTCGTTTTGGTGGAATGGATGGTCCTATGAAGGATGATAAAGGTAGGCCTACCAGGTTGGCATTGTCATTAAAAGCCTGGGGATTTGGTTCTAAAGAGGCTGCCAGGAATTTTGCAAATAGGCATAAGGCATAGTTATGAGTATTAGTAAAGCAGAGGAAAAAAAATTAAAGAAACACAAATCTCATCATACCAAAAAACATATGAGATCTATGAGAACTCTTATGAAAGATGGTCTGAGTTTTGGTAGAGCTCATACTAATGCAATGAAGAAAGTAGGGAAGTAGTGTTAAATCCAAAAGAAATTAAAAAAAGATATAAGATAGCTCAAGCTAGAAAAGAGCAATGGAGAACCATATACGAAGAGGCATACGAATTTTGTTTGCCAATGCGTAATCTCTACGATGGTTACTATGAGATGGATAGTACACCAGGCCAGGATAAAATGAAGAGAGTGTTTGATAGTACAGCTATGCACTCAACATCAAGATTTGCTAATAAAATTCAATCTGCCTTGTTCCCTCCCCAACAAAATTGGTGCAGATTGATGCCAGGGGAAGATGTGCCACCGGACAACAAAATCCAGGCACAACAAGTTTTAGATCTGTATGCAGATAAAATGTTTTCTGTTATGAGGCAATCCGGATTTGACTTGGCCCTTGGCGAATTTTTATTGGATTTAGCTGTAGGTACTGCTGCGATGCTGATCCAACCAGGAACAGGAGATGTTCCAATTAAATATACATCAATACCACTTTACCAAATATCTTTTGATGAAGGTCCGGATGGAGGTGTGGGATATGTTTATAGAAAATTTAAAAGACCTTTTGAGGTAATACAACAAGAGTATCCGGATGCTACTGTTCCAAAAGAGATAGCAGACAAGTATAAAGAAAAACCACAATCTAATATAGAACTCTTAGAAGTATCATATAAAAAAGACAACCAGGTTTACTATTGCCTTCAAACAATGGAGGGAGATTACAAGGTTGTTAGTAGAAAACTTAAATCTATGCCCTTTGTTGTATCCAGGTATATGACAGTAGCCGGAGAAGTTTATGGACGAGGCCCTTGTCTGTATGCATTGCCGGATATTAAATCATTAAATAAAGTTATGGAGCTCACTCTTAAAAATGCATCACTAAGTATTGGTGGTGTATTTACAGCAGTAGATGATGGTGTGCTCAATCCACAAACAATTAAGATACAACCAGGTGCAATAATAGGTGTGTCATCCAATGGAGGTGGTAGGGGCCCTAGTCTTGCACCATTACCTAGATCCGGAGATCCACAGCTCTCAGAGATCAATGCACAAACTCTTAGAATGTCAGTTAAAAGAGCATTACTAGATGAAGGATTACCACCGGAAACAGGTAATCCAAGAACAGCTCTAGAGATCCAGGCCAGGATGAGTGACCTATCTCAGAACCTGGGAAGTGCCTTTGGAAGATTGATAAATGAAACAATGTTTCCAATCGTTAGAAGAACACTACAGCTAATGGATGAAATGGGTATGATAGAAATGCCATTAAAGATTGATGGACTACAAGTTACTATTCAGCCTGTATCAGAATTAGCTATGGCAAGTAATATGGGAAAACTACAACCACTATTTCAATATATGCAAATAGCTCAAGGATTAGGAGCTAGTGGTATGATGGCATTAAAGACAGATGCTATTGCAGATTATATCCTGGATCAGATGGGAATTGATGCCAGGTTAAGAAATACACCGGAAGAGAAACAAGTTATGATGGAACAGATGCAGCAACAGGCAGCAGCTATGGGCCAATTACAAGCAGCTCAACAACAAGGTGGACAACCACAAGCACCTCCTCCGGTTGAAGGAGAGGAACAAGGATGAGAAATCAAGCAGATAAAATAAGAGATATTAACTCTCCTGGATGGGATGGAGTTAATTCTAATGTAGAAACATTAAGAGTATCTAATAGAGATCAAGAGCTAGGTTTAGATATATCTTTTAAAAAGACATTTGATACTAAAGATGGTAAAAAGGTATTAGAGTATTTGAGAAAGGTCACTATAGAACAACCATCCTGGATACCTGGTGCAGAGGCATCTATAGGTTATTCTAGAGAAGGACAAAACTCAATAGTTCGTGAAATAGAGCAACGTATAAGGAGAGCAAATGAACCAAGTAAATAATAATACTGCTGTAGAGGAAACAGTAACTGAGGATCCTAGTATTACATCTCCTCTAGCAGATAAGAATGGAGTAACTAATGCTGAAGAAAATGAAAAGGAAAGTATCCCACATCTTGCAGAAGATGAAAATAGCAATGCAGAGGATGATGAAGAGTTTGAAAGACCGGATTGGTTCCCTCAAAACTTTTGGGATAAAGATGGTCCGGACCTTGAGAAGTTCGCAGAAAGTTACAACCATCAAAGGAAACTCATCTCGCAAGGCAAACACAAAGCACCGGAAGGTGGCGAGTACGAAACACTCGTCCTTGAAGAAAAAGGTATAGATCTAGAAGAACCAATTGCTCAAACATTTTTATCCTGGGCAAAGGATCATCAGATCTCCCAGGGTGCATTTGATGATCTAGCATCTAAAGTTATGGATGTTACTCAGACTAATGTTGAGAGCCAAGAAGAATTAGTTTCAGATATGAAAGCAGATCTAGGACCGGATGCTGATAATATTATTAGATCTAATATCCAATGGGCAGATGGCCTGGTTCGTAAAGGCATACTTTCAGAAAGTGAAAGAGAAGAGCTAGATGTTATGGGTGGTACTCCGGAGGCTCAAAGGATCCTTGTAAAGTTAAGAACAATGCAAGGAGATATGGCCCCAATACCAACAGCAGCAGCTCCGGAAGGTATGGAAAGTGAAACAGAATTTAAAGAGAAAATGAGTAGAGCTATGGGAGATCCTCGCTATGGTATAGATGCAAACTACACCAAGGGGGTTGAACAGGAATATGTTAAAAGATATAACAGACAATGATTTATAACATAATTCACAAACAGAGAGCCGGTCTGACGGACCTGTAGTATTACTTGTTATGGATCCATCCCAGGGCCGGATGTAAAATGGCCCACCATACTTAATGTTACAAAATGTTACAATTACTACATATTGTATTAATATGCTGTACAAGGTACAGATTGTATGATATTTGTTATATTGAATGATAACAGGCAACTGCCATTCTGTTACAGATCAAATCTGTCAAAGCCAATAGAATTTGGTAGAGGCAGCCCTGGTAAACAGGACAACTAACCTCGCTTATTAAAACAATTGAGTAATAGGAGGTTAGTATGACCACTCAAGCAAATCTATCTCCGGCATTTGTTCAACTGTTTGATGCAGAAGTGCACCAGGCTTATCAATCTAGTGCAGTACTGCAAGGAGCAGCGAGAACAAGAACCGGAGTTGTAGGAAGTACAGTAAACTTTCCCAAGGTGGGAAAGGGCCAGGCTAGTGTAAGAACACCGGCTACCGATGTAATTCCTTTAAATACTGCGTTCAGTTCAGTTTCCTGTGGGCTAACAGATTATGTGGCAGCAGAGTATTCTGATATCTTTTTGCAGCAAAAGATAAATTTTGATGAACGTAGAGAATTAGCTGCTGTAGTTGGAAATGCCATAGGACGTAGGCAAGACCAAATTGTACTTGATGCATTAGCTACTGCATCTGCCGGATCCTCTGTGGCCAACACAGTTGTGACGACAGGTTCAGCGACAGCATCAAATTTGAATGTAGGAAAAATCATTGAGGCGAAAAAGCTGTTGGACAGTAAGAATGTGCCATCGCAAAATCGTCATATGATTATTCACGCAAATACACTTGCCGGACTACTCTCAGATGAGAGGGCAGTTAGTTCTGATTTTCAGACGATACAGGCCTTAGTCCAGGGAAGTGTAAATCAAATGATGGGATTTACCTTCCATATTCTAGGTGATAGGGATGAAGGAGGATTAAGTATTGATGGATCTAATGATCGTACTTGTTTCGCTTTCCACCAATCAGCTCTAGGTGTAGCTGTAGGTATAGCTCCTTCTACAGAAGTAAATTACATTGCTGAGAAAACAAGTTTCTTGGTAACTAGTAAACTTTCTATGGGATCAGTAGTTATTGATACTGATGGTCTTGTAGATGTAATTTGTAGGGAGGCTTAATTATGGCTTTTGATCGTAAACAATGGAACCCAATAGGTGGACAATCAAAGAAGGGCACAGCTCCTCAGATGTTCTCCTACACTACTACAGATACAGTAGCCACAGTTAACACAGCCGGATACTTTAATAGTGTATCTCAAGAGGTTGCTGTTGGAGATTTTGTATTTGTTAACGCATCAACCGGAGGTACAATGACAGCTACTATTCATAGTGTTGTCAGTAATGCCTCTAATATTGTTGACGTTAGTGATG